GGGAAATGTACCACAAGCAAAAATGACCGAACCTGGTAAATTACAACGCATCCAACCAAAAGTAACACCTGACACTAACCGCAGAAGAAACGCTCCAGAAGATAGCATGCGGTACGGAAATACAGCAACACGATTGATTAATAAAATGGATGACAAAGTGTTTCAAGATGACCGCGTTCATGATGCTATAAAAAGTACAATAGATAGTGATAATCCAACAATGACGGGTAATGATTTCAGAAAGCTTACAGGATTTAATAATAAACAAATAAGTGCGTATACAAAAATAAATAATAATAACAAATCCACAGGATTATTTCAATACGACCCAGCATCGGATACCGTACACTTTGACAGCTTTGACTGGAACGATGACCTATAGTAGTTTTTACTTTACTGGAACATAATTTATGCAATCGTTACTCGTAGAATATAATATCATTACCTATGACACTTCATTAATTACTGAAGCGGCTGATATTACAAAGCCATTAACGCTTCGTAATGTTGTTTTACAACGCGCAGATCACCAAAATCAAAATGGTCGTGTGTATCCAAAAGATATTTTAGCTCGTGAAGCAACAACATACAAGAACAATTTCGTAGTACAACGCCGTGCATTAGGTGAACTAGATCATCCAGAAAGTCCTATAGTTAATCTTAAGAATGTATGCTGCAATGTTACGGATTTATGGTTTGAAGGTGCTGATGTTCGTGGAAATATTGAAATTCTTTCTACGCCATCGGGAAATATTGTTCGTGAATTAATCAAGAACAATATTCGTTTGGGTGTATCATCTCGTGGGGTAGGGTCAGTTAAGCAAATGAGTGAGAACACAGTAGAAGTGCAAGAAGACTTCAGTCTTATTTGTTTTGATATTGTATCAAACCCATCAACACAAGGTGCATTCATCAACGAGAATACGGCGAACGCAATTGTTACCCCGTATTCTCGTATTGACACGCTCATTTATGATTTTCTAGGCGAGTTGAAATAATCCCTATATTTAAGGAGTTTCTATGCTAATTACATTAGTAGTTCTTGCGGTAGTAGGTGCAATTATTTGGTGGGTTAATAAGGATGGCAACAAATCATTAGTTAGCATTGCAATTAAAAAAGTTGCTGATGTTAACAAGGATGGTACGATTGATGGTAAGGATGCAGTAGCAGTACTTACAAAAGTTGCCGATGTTAACAAAGACGGTAAGGTAGACATTCAGGATGCTGTCGTTGTTGGCAAGAAGATTACCAAGAAAGTTCAAGCCGTAATAACAAAGAAAAAGAAAAAATCATAGTACATGAACGCAAGCCACAAGCAATACTTAAATGAAATTGTAAAATTTGTGGCATCGCAACTTGAATTAAATGCGTTGCCACAAAAAGTCATTATTGTTAATGACCCAAATTTTATAAAAACACAATTAAGTTTTGGTGTGTATTCAACAGATACTGATGAAATACGGGTGTACAATAGTGGTCGGCATATTGTTGATGTTTGTCGTACATTATGCCATGAATTGGTGCATCATAAGCAACGCGAAATGAATATACCCGCCGATGGTAGTGACGGGTCGTTTATGGAAAATGAAGCAAACGCACTAGCAGGAGTTTTAATGCGTAAATTTAGATATTTACATCCAGAGATATACTCGGAGATTTAGGATGCCAGCAGTCAGCAAAACACAACAAAAATTATTTGGCATAGTTCATGCTATTCAAACAGGTCGTGCAAACCCAAAGAAGTTTAGTAAGTCTGCACGGCGTTTAGCACAAACTATGTCACATGCAGATGTGAAGAAATATGCTACGACTGCAGTGTCAAATCTTCCAAACAAGATTGCTGAATTATTACAACAGGATATTAATGCTGGTGCTGAAATTACTAAGGAAACTGATGGGTATAATTTAAAGCAAACTGCACTCATGGCGATTGTAAAAGACCGCAAACCTGCCATGATTGATGGAACCGCAGTAGACCTATACACGGCAGCGTTATTATATAAAGTAATTTGTTCATTAACGGGCGAAAATAAGCACAAGTTTCTACAGATGCCCGTAGACAAAATGGTGGCGACAGCATACAAGCTTGTTACTCGCTAATACATGGCACGGGAAAAAACAGCGTATATAACTGATTTTGATGATACTCTGGTCCATACGGATGCCCGAGTTACTGTAATAGATACAGATGGCAACAAGCGTAGTATTTCTCCCGCTGAATATGCATCCTACGAAAAGCAACCGGGTGATACTTTTGATTTTACTGAATTTGAACAATTAAAGAATCCCCGTCCTATTAAGCGGTTCGTTAATTTACTTAAGAATGTTATACAGAATAAGAAAGCCGATAAAGTTGCTGTATTAACCGCACGTGGGCACACCAAACCCATCGCACAATTTCTTAAGTCGCAGGGTATTACATCAGGCGTGACCATTGCCGCCTTGGGGAATTCCGACCCTATTGCAAAAGCAAACTATATTGAAAAGCACATCAAGGATGGGTATACTCGCGTAGTGTTCGTGGATGATGCACCCAAGAATGTCAAGGCCGTAGATACCCTTAAGGCAAAATATCCCGATGTGAAATTGGTCGTGCACCAAGCCAAGGAAGCCGAAGAAAAGAAAACAGGGGAAAGTCCCACCAATCAGGCTCGGTTAAAAGACTTATTAAAACATCGGATTAAAAACCCACTCACAGGGAATGATATCTATGTAAAATCAGCATTGGGGTATGCCCCCGATAGTAGTGTTAGAAAAACCGCAGTATCATATATTCAAAAAAACATGAGATAGGAGGTTGTGTATGTACGTAGAAGTTAAAGGTGATAGTATTGGTGATTTAGAACGAGCACTTCGGTTGTTTTCAAAATTGGTGAAGAAATCGGAAATTCTCAATGAAGTTAAGCGGCGTGAGTTTTATGTAAAGCGGTCAAAGAAAAAAATTCTCAAGCGGCAGGAAGCACTACGCCGACGCATCCGAGATGAAAAAAAGCAAGAAAAGAAAAAACCAGCCGAGTGGTAAAAAAATAGTGTTTTTTGGATAATATAACACTATATATTATGTAGATTACACCTCCTATGGGGTGTGCATTTATTTGTAAATAATAACCATATAATAGTTTGAATAACTATTGAACACATTTTGAGAGGCAACATATATGGCACAAATTACGAACGAACTTCTTAAGCAAGCCATTGCAGATGCAGAAGCTGTCCGTCAGACCGCTATCGCAAATGCAAAGATTGCATTAGAAGAAACATTCACACCTCAGATCAAGTCAATGCTTGCTCGTCGCCTTCGTGCAGAAGCATACGAAGAAGAAGATACCAAGATGACTGATGACAGTGCTGAAAAGAAAGCACCAGCACCAGTAGATGGGGCAATGAAAGATGAAGGTACTGCAAAGGAAACTCCATTCCAAGATGCAACAGCAGTCGGTGGTACGAGTCCAGCAGATACATCAACAATTGGTGGCGCTGATAATAAGGAACCATCAGTAGACGCATTTGATTCGTCAGATATCGACCAAGGTGGTGAAGGCCAGAAGGATTCATCAACAGATTGGTACAATGATTGGTCAGAAAAGGATTTTGACCTTGACGAAGTAATCAAGGAATTAGAAGAAGATATTAAGTCACTTTCAGGACATGATGAAGAAGAAGGTGAAGAAGGTCTAGGTGAAGAAGACGATAAAACTATCGTTGACCCAACCGACAAGGCGCATACACCAGCAGCCGCAGGTATGGACAAGTCTGCAACCATGGCAAAGTCAGGTTTTGCCAATGCCGATGTTAAGGGTGGTGATATGAAGGCACATGGTGAAGAAGATGAAGCTATCGACGCTCCATCAGCAGCAAATGGTCATAAGTATGGCGATTCAGCACTTAAGATGGACGCAATGCATATGGGCATGGATAAGGGTCATGGAGAAGGAGAAGGTGAAGGTGAAGAAGAACTTGATTTGGAAGCAATCCTTCGTGAATTAGAAGCAGATGGGAAAGATGGCGCAATGCAACATCCTGATCAGGACGCCGCAATGCAACATCCAGACGCATCAACAATTGCTGCTAAGATGGAAGCTCTCAAAAATGAACTTGCAGAATATCGTGAGGTTGTAAACGTCCTACGAGGCAAGCTACAAGAAGTCAACCTTCTAAATGCAAAGCTCCTATATACAAATCGTATCTTCCGTCAGGAAGGTTTGACCAACGAACAAAAGGTACGTATCCTAGAATCATTTGATCGTGCTGTCAATGTTCGTGAAGTCAAGATGGTATATACCACATTAGTTGAAACCTTAACGGTAGCAGCTAAGTCATTCAAGAGCCGTGCAACATCATCAAAGGTCGTTACCGAAGGGTTAGCAAGTAAGCGAACCGCAAGTACCGCACCAAAGAAGGAAATTTTAGAAGAAAACACAGTCGCAAAGCGTCTACAACTACTCGCAGGAATTCTATAACTTTTAGGAGATAAATCATATGTCAGTACAAGAATTTATCAATGAAGCCGGGTCCGCCCATAAGGTTATCATTGATCAGTCCCGCAAATTGTCGGGCAAGTGGGACCGCTCAGGTCTGCTTGAAGGCTTAACAGGCCACGAAAAGCAAGGCATGGCAGTAATGCTTGAAAACCAAGCAACACAGCTTCTTTCAGAAGCAACCTCAACGAACCCAGGTGGTTCAGGCACCGCTGGTGAAAACTGGGCAGGTGTTGCACTTCCATTAGTTCGTAAGGTGTTCGGTTCAATCGCATCAAAGAACTTCGTATCAGTTCAACCAATGAACTTGCCAGCAGGTTTGGTATTCTTCATGGATTTCAAGTACGGTTCAGCAGCTAACTTAACCAAGGCCAATGGCAGTTCACTCTACGGCACAACGTCAGGTTCAGGCACAATCCCAGCAGGTGGTTTATACGGTGCTGGCGAATTCGGCTACTCAGCCAACGTTGTATCGTTGACTGGTTTGTCAATCCCAACCCAATCAGCCGCAGTTACCTATAGTGATGTAAACTTCAATGATAGCTACAGTTCATCATTCTCAGGTTTCAGAATTGTTTCAGCATCATTGTCAGCATTCACAAACCCAGACATCAGTTCAGTTCGTGCATGGGTTCCATCAGGTTCAGCCCTAAATTTTGGATCGTTGTATCTTCCAGAATTTACCCGTGTTGATCCAGCACAAACCACCGTATACTTTATCGTAAGTAGTTCGGCAAACGGTGTATTAAATTCAGTTCAATACCTCAAGCAACCAAGTGACACCACTCGTGGTGACTTCGAAGATCGTGACAACTCAGTAACAAACTTGAACATTCCACAGATTGATTTGGAACTTCGTTCAGAAACAATCGTTGCTAAGACACGTAAGTTGAAGGCAGTCTGGTCACCAGAACTTGCACAAGACTTGAATGCTTATCACAGTATTGATGCAGAAGCGGAATTAACAGCAATGTTAAGTGATTACATCGCAACGGAAATTGACCTTGAAATCCTTGACATGTTGCTTGTTAACGCAACAACCACGGAATACTGGTCAGCAGACATTGGCAAGACATGGAACGGTTCAGCATTTACCGCTTCATCATTTGCCGGCACAGCTTGGACCAACATGACTTGGTACCAAACGCTTGGTCAGAAGATGCAGAAGGTTTCAAACAAGATTCATCAGTTGACCATGCGTGGCGGTGCAAACTTCGCAGTTTGCTCACCAACCGTAGCAACAATTCTTGAAACCATTCCTGGCTTCATGACATCAACCGATGGCGAAAAGAATGAATTTGCAGGTGGCATCACGAAGGTTGGTTCATTCCAAAATCGTTACACCATCTACAAGAATCCATACATGACGGAAAACGTATTACTTCTTGGCTTCCGTGGTTCAAACTTCTTAGAAACTGGCGCAGTTTATGCTCCATACATTCCATTAATCATGACACCACTCGTATACGATCCAAACAACTTTACACCACGTAGAGGCGTTATGACTCGTTACGCAAAGAAGATTGTCCGTCCTGAATTCTTCGGTAAGATTTACATTGACGCATTAGCACAAGTTTAATCGGTCAATGATGTAATGTAGTAGAAAAAGGGGTGACCAAAAGGTCACCCCTTTTTCCTGTTATACAAAGTAAAGTGCTATTTATACTAAGAGTTTTCCATTTGTGAGATTACTATGGCCATATTAAGCGACGATCCAATAGTTTATACCGATGAATCAATAAACCCAAGTGGACTCACACCCTTTGGAATATTTGATGCCGAAACACCATTTCAGAGCGATGCCCCAAAAGTTGCTCAATTTGTAGCGCGTCGGTTGGGATATCCTGTATTAGATATTGAATTGGTGGATAAAATTTTATATACGTGTTTTGAAGAAGCCGCGATGACGTACGGTGCACAGGTCAATCAGTTTAATGCGCGTGAGCATATGCTCACGTTACAAGGGATGCCCACCACGACTGCAATTACGCAACGTAATATTGTGGGGTCAGCTCTTCCGCAGATTATTAAATTATCTGCTGCATATGGTACAGAAGCACAATCGGGTGGAAATGTAAATATTAAACGTGGCTATATCACACCCACCACCGCATCAGGACAATCCTACTATAAACAAGAGTATGATTTGAAAGCATTGTGGGCAGATGTTAGTGAAAGTGGTAAGCAATTAGAAATTCGTCGTGTGTATCATTACATGCCAGCCGCCGTCGCCAGATATTATGATCCGTTTGCTGCAACAGGACTTGGATTAACTAATCTAATGGGTGAATTTGGATTTGATGGATATTCACCAGCCGTTACGTTCGTAATGATGCCAGCATACGAAGATTTATTGCGTATCCAAGCAATTGAAGTCAATGATATGATTCGTAAAAGTCAATATTCATTTGAAATTTCAAATAATAGCATTCGATTTAGTCCATATTTTAAGAATAATACTCCAATATACTTTGATTATATCGTGGTTGATGATAAGCAAGGACCAGGCTCAACATATAATCCATCGGGTAGTATTGTGTCAGATTATTCTAATGTGCCCTATGGTCATATTTCCTATACCACAATTAATTCTATTGGTCGTACATGGATTTTTAAATATACATTAGCATTATCGAAGGAAACATTAGGAGATATCCGTAGTAAGTATGATAATATCCCAATTCCTGATGCTTTAATTAAATTAGACGGTGAATTACTTCGTCGTGAAGGAAAAGAAGAAAAGGAATATCTCGTAAAAGAATTACGCGAAACATTGGAACAAACCGGAATGCAAGCACAAATGAAGAAGCAAGCAGAAAATGCAAAATACATGCAAGAAATTTATCAAAAGACACCATTCTTAATTTACATCGGATAATCTATGCCTCGCTTTGTCGGTGACCGTGATTTTAATTTAATGCAGCATTACAATCGTGAATTACTAAACGCGATTGTTGATGTTGATGTCATTATCTATAAGATGGTATTAGATAATACTAGTATTAACATTTACGGGGAATCGTCGAGCAAAACTCGATATACGGGTGTTGAATTAAAAGCCTTGGTCAAGTATAAGAAAAATGTATCTACCACCGACGCTGGATTTGGTGTGGACATTGAACAAGATGTAGAATTCCGCTTTGTGCGTAAATTATTGGAAGAAGCGCAAGTCTACCCAGAAATTGGTGATATCATAAATTATGATTATAGTTACTATGAAATTGACAATATCAACGATACCCAATATGTAGCAGGGCAACCATACAATTCCATCTCTATTTTGTGTAATGCCCACTTGACCCGCATTAGTGGTATTAATATTGAGGAACTAAACGCTAATGGCTGATTATAGCAATCAAAAGTCGGACCAAATTCCTGTACAGAATACAGGGGTTAATACTCCCGACGAAACACAGAATCGTGGGCTGGACACTAAAACACCAGACGGTGATAATAGTCCTATTGCCATTACATTGACCACTATTGACGAAACTCTTATAAAGTATTTAAATGAGCGGATTCGTCCACTCGTGACCCAAGATAAGCGGCAAATACCAGTTCCTATTATGTACGGAAACCCCGAACGCTGGAAAAGTGTTCAAAAAGATGGGGTGCTTCGTGATTATAAGGGGAAAATTCAATTACCGTTGATTATGATTCGTCGGTCAGGTATGAAGAAAAATATAAAGATAAATTCTCCAGTTAACAAGTATTTAGAACGGGAATTTGAGACTGGCTGGAACAAATACAATCCGTATGATAGGTTTGCTGCCCTCAATGGGATTAAGCCCGTCAAACAGCGTTTAACGACGATTACGCCCGATTATTTCGACCTTACCTACGAATGTGTAGTTTGGACAGAATATATGGAACAGATGAACCGTATAGTAGAACAAATTTCTTTTGAAGACGATGAATTCTGGGGCGACAGGAATCGGTATAAGTTCCGCACCAGAATAGACGAATATAAGATGGAAAATACCCTTCCCGCAGAAAAAGATCGTTTAGTAAAAACATTGTTTACATTGAATGTGGCGGCATACCTTCTACCAGAACGAATGTTGGATAGATATGGGAAGGTACGACAAACATCACAGCAACGGTTTACTACGAAAAAAGCTATTGTTTTTACTGAGATTCTAGACGGGTAAAAGTAATGTTTCGGTAAAATATTCTATATTTATGATACGAGTAGTAATATCACAAAGGAGGCAGGTTATATGTCAGATCCACAGAAATTAACAGCAGAAGAATTATTATCCGTTACCCAGCTGCGAGAACAAATTGTCAGTGTGATTTCTACCGTTGGTCAGTTAAAACTTACCCACGATTTAATTTCTGATGATTTGCAAGCAACAACGGATAAATTAGCACAACAAAGTAGTGTATACAAAGAATTATTGAATACTGAAAAGCAACTTATGAATAGTTTGTTAGAAAAGTACGGCATTGGTTCTTTAGATATTGATACTGGTATTTTTACCCCTGAGAAATAATAAGTAATATTGGAGATTCCGTATGGCAGAACGCATTGTATCACCTGGTGTATTTACACAGGAACGTGACCTTAGCTTTTTAGCACAAGGTGTTAGTGAAATCGCTGGTGCATTTATTGGTCCTTCATCAAAGGGACCGGCTTTTATTCCAACTGTGGTTAGAAGCCAACAAGAATATGAAACAACATTCGGTACACCCGATGCAAAGTCATTTCTTGGTCTTACGGTAAAGAATTATCTCCGCGAATCAGGACAAGCCACGGTAGTACGTGTGTTGGGATTAGATGGATATAGTCCAACTACGGCAGCGTCGGCATTATTGTTTGCAACGGGGTCAAGTGGCTCATTTGTATACGCAGTAATACATCCAACGGTATCAGGTAGTAATATTGAAGCAATCAGTGCTTCTGGTCCTGCTACAAATTTTGCACTAACCATATCGTCCTCGGTTGTAACAGATGTAACCACATCAGGATTAAACACCACAACAAGTGCCGCTGCATTCGTGGGTAATTATCTTGGCTATGGTGCAGCAGGTACGCACAACGGATATGCATATGCATTGTTCCCAGAAGCAATCACGGCTGCTGGTGCATCGGTAAGTATGTCCGCTGCAACGAGTAGCCTTGCGCTATCGCTTACGGGTAGTATCTACGGCGTATATAATCATGCAACTACTCCATATGTCCAATCACAGACATTGGGCGGTCAAAAGTTAAATCTCTTTAAGGTACACACCTTGACGGATGGTGTTGCTGCAAATTCCGATATTAAAATTTCTATCATTGGTCCAAAGCTTGGTCAGAATGCTGGAGATTACGCAACCTTTACATTACAAGTGCGTGACTTCTTAGATACCGATCAGCGTCCAAGCGTTCTTGAACAATTTGATAATTTAACACTTGATACCTCAAGTCCAAATTATATTGCTCGCCGTATTGGTAATAGCGCACCAACCACAGATACTGTTACTGGCGAACGCTATTTCCAAGGTGATTTTGCCAATGTATCCCAATATATCTGGACTGAAATGGCAGCGGGTATTAGCAATGTTCCTGCCAACGCTGTACCATTTGGATTTGATAAATTAAGTACCCCAATTGGTACATCAATATCACAAGTCATTGCACCAACTTTCTTGTCATCAAGTTGGGTTGCCAGTGGTGTTCGTGGATACAGTGTATCTTCATCACGTAACAGTTATGAATATTATGGGTTCCAATATAGCGATACCTTAAACACCAATATGTCATACTTGGCACCACTTCCAAGTGGTTCAGTTCAAGTGGGCGCGGTATTTACTCTTGAAAATCTCGCTGCAACGGAATTATATGATGATACGGGTGCCGCAGTAGCTGTTGCAAGCTTCTTAACTACCCCATCAATTGTTGGTAGTCTTCGCTTCACCGTACCATTCCAAGGTGGATTTGATGGTGATAATCCTGCACGATACATCAACATGTATGATGCCATTACTAATAGTAATACACAAGGCTTTAATTTGTCCAGTGCAACATCTGCTGGCTCACGTGCATACAAGCAAGCGTTAGATTCAATCAGTAATCCTGACACCTATGATATTAATTTGTTAGTATTACCCGGTGTTGTCTATGAATTACATTCATATGTTGCTAACTACGCATTAAGTCTTTGCGAAGCACGTGGGGATTGCTTCTACATCATGGACTTAACACAAGCATCACAAACAATCACAGGCGCGGTCACACAGGCAGCGTTGTTAGATACGAATTATGCAGCAGCATATTATCCATGGATTCGTGTCAAGGATACCAATACAGATAAATTAGTATTTGTTCCACCGTCCGTATCATTACCAGAAGTCTATGCCTACAACGATAACGTTGCCGCAGAATGGTTTGCACCAGCAGGGTTAAATCGTGGTGGAATTCCAGGTGCCGCAGGAGTTAAGACTCGGTTATCACAAGGTCAACGCGATGTATTGTATGAAGGTAAGGTCAATCCAATCGCACAATTCCCGGGACAAGGGATTTGCGTGTGGGGACAAAAGACATTACAACGCCGTTCATCAGCACTTGATCGTGTTAATGTACGCCGCTTATTAATCGCGGTTAAGAAATTCATTGCAAGTTCATCACGATTCCTTGTGTTCGAACAAAATGTTGAATCAACCCGTCGCCGTTTCTTGAATATCGTTAACCCATATTTAGCAAATGTCCAAGAACGTTCGGGTCTATATGCGTTCCGTGTCATTATGGATGAAACTAATAATACACCAGATGTTATTGACCGCAATATCTTGGTTGGTCAATTGTATCTCCAACCAACAAAGACCGCTGAATTTATTAAGCTTGAATTCAATGTTCTCCCAACGGGCGCAGTATTCCCCGGAGCATAATAAGTTATATTTTTCCAATACCGACTATTTATAGTTAAATCTGTTAGGAGATACAAATGGCAAATAATATCGTAGCCGAAAATGAAATATTTTTTACGGCTTTTGAACCAAAAGTTAAAAATCGTTATTTACTTTTGATTGAAGGCATTCCAGCATACATTGTCAAGAAGACCAAGCGTCCTGTTCTTGAACAAGAACCCATCAAGCTTCCACATATCAATACCATTCGTTATGTTAAGGGTATGACCAAGTGGAGTACAATGGATATGACCTTGTATGACCCTATTGTACCATCGGGCGCACAAGCCGTAATGGAATGGGTGCGTTTACATCATGAATCTGTTACGGGTCGTGATGGGTATGCTGAATTTTACAAAAAGGATTTAACTCTTCAAGTGCTCGGACCAGTTGGTGATAAGGTTGAAGAATGGATTTTGAAGGGATGCCAAATTACCAAGGCAGATTTTGGTGAATTAGAATGGTCAGATACATCGGATGCAGTCAATATTGAATTGACGATTCAACCTGATTATTGTGTATTGAACTACTAATCTGGCAGTCAAAATAGAAGGTGTTGTCCCACTGTCATATACTTATATAAGAGTATAATCGGGCGGTGGGACACTTCTTTTTAGGTATATACTATGGCAGAACTTACACCCTTAAGTGTTGGGCAAGGCGAAACATTTAAAATTTTAGTAACTCTTATTGAAAATGACCAAAGTGCTCCAGTGAACCTAACCGGCTATAGTATCTCTGGTCAGGTACGAGAAAATTATACCACGGACGAACTCGCCGGACAATTTATTATTACCAAGATGGTACCATACACATCAGGAAGCTTTATGGTGGAATTGGATGCTGTCCAAACACTTGCGATGACAGAACGGAAATATGTATATGATATTATTGCCAGTAGCGGTTCTGCCGCTGACAATACCCGTAGGTTATTAGAAGGACCGTTTACTATACGCCCTGCGGTGACGAGATAATGAATGAGTAATATTAAGTTGGATATCCCTAATATAACTGTTGTTATAGATAAAGGTGATTCGTATAATGTCGTAGTTGATCAATCTAATATTGCACCCCGTGTTGGTACGGGGTCATTTATCACGGTTGCTGACACCGCCCTCACCGCCTCATATGCATTGCGAGTTAGTGGGTCAATGGACAGTGCGGTATCTGCATCCTACGCACAAACTGCAAGTTACGCACTCAATGCAGGGTCTGGCACAACCGGACCCACAGGACCACAAGGTACCACCGGTGCAACGGGTATACAAGGCATCACTGGACCAACCGGACCACAAGGTATCACTGGACCAACTGGACCACAAGGTATCACTGGTCCAACCGGTATACAAGGCACAACCGGTCCAACCGGTATACAAGGCATCACCGGACCAACAGGCTCGCAAGGTACCACCGGACCAACAGGACCGCAAGGTATTGACGGTGTTACTGGTGCTACTGGTATACAAGGCATCACTGGTCCAACAGGCTCGCAAGGTACCACCGGACCAACCGGTATACAAGGCACAACCGGTCCAACAGGACCACAAGGTGTTACGGGTTCCACAGGACCACAAGGCATCACTGGTCCAACAGGACTACAAGGCATCACGGGTTCCACAGGACCACAAGGTATTGACGGTGTTACTGGTGCTACTGGTATACAAGGCATCACGGGACCAACCGGTATACAAGGCATCACTGGACCAACTGGACCACAAGGTATTGTCGGTGTTACTGGTGCTACTGGTATACAAGGCACAACCGGACCAACAGGACCACAAGGTGTTACGGGTTCTACAGGACCAATGCCTGCTGGTGCAATCAGTAGTTCTACTCAATTCAATGCGTTATCAGGAACCACCGCATCATATGCAACCACTGCATCCTACGCACTTAATATATCGGGAAGCACCGGTACAGGATTCCCCTTTAGTGGGTCAGCCGTTATCACGGGGTCACTCTATGTAAGTGGTAGTGGTGTATCTGGTAGTCTAACAGGTAAAATTTCAGCGTCTAATGTTAATGTGGGCATGCCAACATCAAATAATTGGCAATCCAGTTTAAACGGGTCATACTTTAATAATTTTACTCCACAAACAGATATTTCTGAAATATTGCGTTTCGTAGCAGGATTATTATCATCCTCCGCGCCCGACGCCGCACCAAATACAAAAACTTATAGCACCTATACGTCAAATACAGGCGGCACTGGTACAGGCACAGCACTGACCGGTAGAATTCCTAGTGCAAGTAGTAATGCAACGATTAATTATTTAAATACGAAAGGATTCGCTACCAGCGGTAGTGCAATATTTTCTGGTATTACACCAATCTATAATGCAAATTATACGTATACCTATACGTCAGTATCTGCAGGATCTACAACGGTATCTTCCTCGGTAGATACACAACTCTTTGGAGTGGGTCCATTGTTATCGGGTACACCCACGGATTTCAGTGTGTCTGGGTCATTTACATTTAGATTTAAAAATAACAGTGCAAAAACAGATACGGATACATCAAGTTCTGGACAAATTATTACCCAAACAGGCGCAGGAACTACTAACGGGGTTTCACTTGCGAAAATCAATACCGCCAATCCGGCAGTTATTCCGGCAGCATATCAGGATGGAAAATACGCAACCGTATTTTCTCCATATCTATACAGTGGGTCGGCAAGTGGCGTAAGTGCAAGTGGATATTATCATATTTCTGCTTCTATTGCAATTGCTAGTAGTTCAGGAAATTATAGCACTCCTATCGCAAGTAATGTGGAAATATTCTGGGCACCCACAACAACTATTAGTACCAATATACCTACACAAACTCCAGCAACTGGCAGCACTACGATTACGGCATTAACTGCCACCTCACGATCATTGAGTGGTGCTCCATACTTAAGTGGATCCACGTACGGAATTTCAAGCTCGGTTACAGGAGTATTTAATCCGCTGTATTATGCCAGTACTATTGCTACGGTTACTGCTACAACGGTAACCAATACCAGTGGTATTATATCCGTTGCAATGTCCGCTGGTACACCCAGTACAATTTCTACGGTGAACGCGGTGTTTGATTCCACAGGAACAACTGCCCGTGCATCGTCAACGATTCCAAAAGAAGATGATATTATCAAATTAGGCGGGGCATACGTCTTTGCGCCCGGCGCAACAAACAATGTAAGCCAAATCGGTACGGGATCATCTACGTTTACCTTTACGGTAAATGGATATAATTATAACGGTAGTGCCACGGCAAAAAGTAGCACCGTTAGTTTCCACACCGCCGGCGCATTTGGACAGCCAGCCGCCAGTGGGGGTCTTGCCTATTATGGGGCGGGACAATCCACAGACACATCTACTGCACTAGTAGAATCATTTGTTGGGGAAGCCTATCGCATTCAAGCAACGGATGCAGTACTAACATTTAGTGGTAGTGCATGGAATACCTCATCGGCATTTTATACCTTGGGCAATACCGACTTACAAGTAAAACCCGGATATGTAGTCAAGCCCGGCGGCACCTATGGATATTGGTTAACCAATCCAAGTAGTACCAGCGATTACAAATATTATATTCGTAAGTTTACTACGTCTGGTACCAAAACCGCAATGACCATAACAGCAGGACAAGTATTATCCGATTGGCAAACTTCAGGAAGTAATTCTGTTGCCGCATTGGTATTATTTGAATCGTCTGTAAGTGGTAGCACCGCCAGTGGTACTCCATTAACCACTGCACGATTCTATGATCCAACAAAAACCATATCAAACTTTGTTGGAAATTTAACAGCAAATACCGATGGGCAAAATCCCTTTGGTTCAACCATCGCGTTGTATGGTAACACTGGTGGTAGTTTGGCAAGTACTACTTATACAATGCCGGTGAGAAACGCCGATGGTATTTATGTGGAATCGGCATATAATGAAGTGTATGTGATTGTCCGATACAAGGGAGATCCAACCCCCGTATCCAGTATAACCATTGCTTTTAGTTAGGAAATATAATGCCAATAGATAATTCCAAAAAATCATCACGACTTTTACAAAGTAGACGGTATACGCATGATGGGTATACGGATGGACAAGAAGCATTTACATCCGTACTGGATATTAATGCGGCTGAAGTGTATACGGATCAAAATTTAATTCCATCAAGCAGTTTACCATTTAGCGGAAGTGGACAGAGTGGCACAACATATTCTGTTAATGGGCAATCCGTATTAAAATATTATTATCGTCAAACCATGACCAAATCCAACCTCAATAATGAGGTATGGTTTGTAGTAGATCCTTCGGGGTCAAGTGCTGGTATCGGTGCTCAATTAATTGACGCTAATCAAAAAACAAGCTTTATTTCACCAAAATATTCAGTACCGGCGTTAGCAAACGCCACTACAGAAGATAGTCCTCCTGGATATTTGGCGCGAGTATTCATAACTACTACTGGGTCAGGCGTTGTATCAGCGGACCAAGTATCCACTAACAATTATTCATTTGATTATAAGACGGGCGTTCTACAGTTTAGTTCTTCTGGTGTTGCCCCGTCAAATTCACAATATGTGTCTATTACGGCAAACCAGTATGTTGGCAGAACCGTAGCTACCAATGTCCCATCAGCAAGTATTGCGGTCAGTGCATCCTATGCAACCACGGCAAGTTACGCGGCAAATGCAGCAAGTGTACCCGCAGGAACGGTATCGGCATCAAGTCAAATTAATGTCAAAAATACGACAGGAATTGCTACCCTTGCTACCACAGGGTCCAATACCTTTACGGGTAATCAAATTATTTCTGGTACAGTATCGTCATCAGCGTTTATTGTTGATGGGGGGTTAACAACCCAATTTCTCAAAGCCGATGGCACAGTAGATAATAGTGTCTATATTACAGCGGATGGAGTACCGTCACTACCAGCGTATACTGTATCCAGTTCTACCCAAATTGTAGAATCATTACCTGATGGCACGGTATCCAGTTCGGGGCAAGTAGTAACATATGTTAGTGGTTCTACTATCGTTCCCAATCGTGTACAATCCAACGAATATAAATTAATCGCAGGAGCTGTATCCTTAATCTTTACAGGATCGATTACATCGGGCATTTTCGGGGCAACCGAATATGTAATGCCGTTCATCCCCACTGGCAGCTTCTGTGCCGCAACGGTTGAGTATGTTGCCTCCCGTGCTGGTGGCCTTCGTGTAGGCGTTATTTTGGCAGGATGGAGTGGTAGCAATACGACAGTTACAGACATATCCAGTACGGACGTTGGAGATACCTCGGATATACGGTTTTCATTGGTCCAAAGTGGGGGTTATATTAAACTACGAGCAGAGAGTGTAGGTAGCGGATCATACCCATGGACAGTGCAGAGTTTGTTTAAACTATTCCCCATTTTACCTTAATATCTAACTATTTATATATTGACCCCCTTGTATTTTTTGGAGATTCCCGATGGCGAATGAATTTGTAGCACGACGAGGTATAATTGCCCAAACCGGTGGGGCACAAATCACTGGTTCGCTATTAGTTAGTGGTGCTATTAATGCAACTGGTTATGGTGTCACTGCGCAGTCGTTTACCGGGTCATTCTCTGGTTCCTTATCTACTGCGGATAGTGCATCCTATGTACAATGGAATGCAATTGACAATAAGCCATCAGGTATCGTATCTAGCTCAGGACAGGTATCCTATACGGGATTAAGTAGTATTCCTGTGGGTATCGTATCTAGCTCAGGACAGGTATCCTATACGGGATTAAGTAGTATTCCATCAGGTATCGTATCTAGTTCTACACAAGTAACCGCTAACCTTCCAAGTGGTGTGGTTTCCTCATCAAGTCAAGTTGATGTACGCAGCACCACGGGTATTGCTACCTTAGCAACTACTGGTTCCAATACATTTGTTGGTACCCAAAATATACAAGGACAGGTAAGTGCGTCTGGGTTCACTGGGTCGTTCTCTGGTGATGGCAGTGGATTAACTGGAGTTGCATCAACACTTGGTGTAACAGGTAGCACGGGCACTGGTACCGTTAATCTCAAAACACAAGCATTAACAATTACTGGTGGTACGGGCATTTCTACTAATGCATCCGGACAAACTGTTACAATCAGCACAACAGCAGGAACTGTATCTTCTTCCGCGCAAATTATTGACGCCCTGCCAGGAGTAGTGTCCTCATCTGGTCAAATAGATTATAATTCTATTGCGAATAAGTTAAGCGGAACGATTTCTTCGTCTGCACAATTTAATGCCTTATCAGGTACATCTGCATCGTTTGCAACCACGGCATCGGCAGCAATCACCGCAACTACGGCAACATCAGCATCGTTTGCGACCACAGCATCAGCAGCAACCAGCATTACATTTATACCACAAACCGCGTCATTTGCATCTACCGTAAATCTCAATACGATTACGGGTACGACATTTAGTAATGCGGCATTTTATTTTCCACAAGATGTACGAGTAGAAGGCACGTTAACAGCACAACAAGTACAAACAGAATATGTTAGTTCGTCAATAATTTACGAATCGGGTTCTACCAAATTTGGTGATACAGCAGATGACGTAATGAGTGTAACTGGGTCCCTTCGTGTATTAGGAACAATCAGTGGCTCAATGGTGGGGATGTTTTCCTCATCAGGACAAGTAGATTACAATAGTATACAAAATAAGATAAGTGGTGCAGTTTCATCGTCCGCATCGGGTGATGCACAAGGTCAGATTAAACTTAATGGGGTGAATGTTAATATCACCACATTACAATCTACGAGTGCACCATCATTTGCAGCAGTTACCGCTGCAACGGGATTTTATTCTGGTAGTAGTGTCGCCGGCATTGTTGGTCCGGTAGTTAATCAAGTGGTTTCCACGGTATCAACAGCAACCGGTACCGCCGTATTTTTTGATTACGCAATCAACGACACCATAAATTACAGAACGGGTACTGTGATGGTCGTATCTAATGCGGTCAATGTAGAATATACTGATATTTCGACAAATGACATTGGTAATACCGCCCAAGCAATATTTGCGGTGGATATTCTTAGCTCGTTAATTCGATTGAAGTTTACAAATACTTCGGGTACATGGACGGTCAAGACGGCGATTCGGGCATTATAATAAAATATATACCGTAGTAAGTGGGGTGGGTACTAATCCTACCCACCCCATTGTACTAACCTTTGGAAATGTGAAAAAGGGATAATATGGCGAATGAGTTTGTTGCCCGTAAAGGATTAATATCCAGCGGGAGTATTAATGTATCCGGTTCAGTTACTGCATCGTTCTTCAAAGGCGATGGTAGTCAACTCACAAATATGCCAGGTGGACCCACTGGACCCACTGGACCCACTGGACCCACTGGATCACAAGGTAGCATTGGCGTTACTGGACCTACAGGACCACAAGGCAATACCGGTGATCAAGGTGGGCAAGGTTCACAGGGCATACAAGGACCAACCGGACCAAGTGGACCAACCGGACCACAATCCACACTCAGCATTGATACATACACCTTTGTAGGCAATGGGTCAACAACAAACTATATATTATCCCAAAGTTATAATATAAATTCACTCGTTGTATCTGTTGAAGGCTTAACATTAACAAATGTCGCAGATTACAGTTTAACTGGTCCGACACTTGCCTTCGTTGCAACACCCCCATCACAATCTAATATTTTAGTTCGGGCATTAGTAAGTGTTACTGAAAATGCCACGGGGTCATTTAGTGGATCCTTCTTTGGCAGTATAGCATCGGCCAGTTATGCCACTACTGCGTTATTTGTATTAAGTCCTAATTTTTCAGGGTCATTTACCGGGTCATTTGTCGGGGATGGGTCAGCATTAACATTTACCACATTAAATACCTCACAAAGTTCTGACAGTCAATTACTGATTGGCAATAAATACAATAATTATCAATATAAGCAAACTACCATATTTAAAAATGGTGATGTTATTATTTCAGGGTCAACCACCATAACTGAAGATGGTGTGTTGGTCCTTAAACCAAGATCTACCCCTAGCGCATCAGTAGCGGGTACGATTTTTTATTCCGCATCTGGTGAATTGTATCTCGGTACGTAAACATTTAACTCTTTGGAGAAATTAGTATGGCAGAATGGAAAAAAATTATAGTATCGGGGTCTGATGCGTCCTTAAATTCCGTAACAGTAGGTTCGCAATCAATAACCACCGCTGCAGCAACAACAAAAATTTCTGGTTCGTTTACTGGATCGTTTGTTGGTGATGGTAGTGGATTAACTGGCGTAAGTGCCGCCGGAACCGTATCAAGTTCAGCACAAATTGATATAACGCAAACTACAAATTATACCACCTTTAGTTCTTCCATAGCAACTAAAAATAATGTACAAGATGTTTCTATCAATGCACTAAACACAGCAACAAGTTCGTATGCTTTACAGACACAATTACAAGGTGTTGCATCAAGTTCATCGCAAGTTAAAACATATTTACCAGCAGATACCGTATCTAGTTCTACTCAAGTAGTAGCATTTTTACCTGCGGGTACGGTCAGTAGTTCTGCTCAAGTTGATGTTCGTAGTACAACAGGCATTGCGACATTAGCAACTACTGGGTCAAACACCTTTGTTGGTACCCAAACAATCAGTGGTTCGGTAATTGTAACTAGTGGAGTTACTGCTTCGGCCTTTAAAGGCGATGGTAGTCAATTAACAAATATTGGTGCCGCATCACTTCCAAGTGGCATCGTCAGTAGTTCTGGTCAGATTTCCTATACGGGAATAACCAATATCCCATCAGGTATCTTCAGTAGTTCAGCACAACTTCCTGCTGGTACGGTATCATCATCGGGTCAAGTTTCCTTCACTGGATTAAGTAATGTTTCCGCAGGAATTGTTTCTTCGTCTGCACAAGTGGCTCCATTACTTCCTGCTGGTACAATCAGTAGTTCTGGTCAAGTATCATTGGGTAGTATTTCAGGAACAACCTTTGCATCGTCAAACTTTACATTCCCACAAAACTTAACAGTTAGTGGTGACCTCTTTGTTGATGGAACAACGACAACGGTCAATACAACTAATTTAAATATTGAAGATCGCTTTATCTTGGTTAATAGTGGATCAGTGCCAGGTGGTAATGCACAAGGCGGTCTTGTGGTACAAGATAGTGGTGCAAGCCCATCAGGGTCAGCATTCTTCTATACCACTGCCGGGTCAACAAATCGTTGGGGTCTTGCAGATAATGTCGGATACAGCGCAGCATCTGCAACACAAACTGCATATATATCTGCTGTAGTAGATATGAATGTGGCAGCACAAGC